TTGCAGCTTTGCCAGTAGACGAATACAACGCTCGATGGCCTGAAGGTTCGGGCATGTCGGTAGGTGATAACGCAAGAAGCAAAGACGGTAGCGGCAATAGTCATAATTGTAATACGAAAAAGGAAGTCGTGACGGTTGGTAAGCTTTATTACAGAAAGCCGCGTAAAATTGATATTGTTCGCATGACTAACGGCGCAACGTATAAAGACGATGATAAGTTTAAAAGCGTTCAAGATGAACTAATGCAGCAAGGAATAGTTGTAGAGGTAGACGAAGGCGGCAACGAGAAGCGTAGAACACGCGAAAGCTGGAGAGTTTATTCTAGAATGTTCGATGGTTCTATGTGGTTAGCTGAAGAAGAAGAAACAGTATTCGATTACGTGCCATTGATTCCAGTGTATGGAAACTTTGATATTGTAGATGATGACTTAGTTTATTTTGGTAAGCTAGAGAACCTATACGATCCTCAACGTGTTTTAAACTACGCTATGAGCCGCGATATAGAAGACGGCGCATTATCTCCCTCACCAACTATATGGATGACTGATAAGCAGGCAGAAGGCAACGACTACAGCGAAATGAACACAGATCGTGCGCCGGTTCGTATTTATAACGCAGACGCAGAAGCTCCACCTATCAACGGCCAATCATACACAGGAGGGCCGGTTGCTAGTTCAGGCTTGCAAACAACAATACAAAACACTCAGCAGATGATTACAACATCATCTAATAGCTTTCAGGCTCAACAAGGCAATGCTAACGCTCAGCAATCAGGTGTAGCAGGACTACAGCAAATAGAGCAGGGCAATGTCGGAAATATCAAATGGTTCAAGGCATTAGAAGTCGCTATCTGTCATACAGGTAAGGTTCTAATCAACGCTATACCACGAACTTATGACGCAACAAGACAAGCGCGAGTATTAGAGGAGGATGGTTCTAGCGATATGGTTACATTGAATCAGCCTGTTTTAGATCAGCAGACACAAAAGAATATAATCCTTAATGATTTGTCAGTTGGTGAATACGATGTAGTGTGTGAGATGGGGCCGGCATTTAACAGCGCTCAGAAAGAATCAGCTAGATCATTCGAGGCAATGGCATCGATTAACCCAACGTTTGCTCAATCAGGGATGGATATTTGGCTGAAGAACAAGAAGGAGCCAGGCATGGACTTGATGGCCGAACGATACAGAGAGCAGCTATTCAATGCCGGGGCAATCCCTGAATCACAATGGACAGACGAAGAACGCCAAAAAGTACAAGCTCAGCAGGAAGCAGCGCAGAACCAACCACCACAGCCTGATCCTATGATGATAGCGGCACAAGCTGAAATGACCAAAGCGCAAGCAGAGCAGCAGAACGCGCAGAATAAGCAGGTTGAAATACAAGGCAGTCAGCAGATCAGCATGGCTCAGATTCAGCTAGATAATAAAAGGGTTGATCTGGAAACTCAGAAGTTTATTAAGAGTCAAGACGATAAGCTTAACGTAGCAGCGGCAACTATTGACCAAGGCCAACAAAAGATAGACTTGCAAGCTCAGAAGCAACAGTTTGACGCAATGATGCAATCTATGAAACAACAGCAAGATGAATTAAATAGCGCTTTTGCTAACTTGAAAACTATGCGTGAAGCATTAGGAGTTGAAACTGTAGTAGGCCCGAACGCTGTAGAAACGTATAGCAACCAGGTTGATATAGTGCAGGATGAGCAGAATGATAACTAAAATTAATCGTTTTTGTTAAAGCGATAGATTTATACTATAATTAAACTTCGGCCAACGGTAAGCCTTAATTACCGGCAAGGCGAAAGCCTATACCTTTTAAGGGCGTAAACATGAGTGAGCTACAAAGCGATTCTATCGAGTCAGAAGTAATTGAAACGGAAGTAATCGAAGACCATAACGATGGGGCAGATTTAGCGACTGCTAGTGAATCGGAACATGAAGCAAAACCGGAAGTTGATGAAGAAGCAGCAAAGCAAGAAGCTATTCAGAAGACGATCAACAAAAAGCATTTTGAAACGCAACAAGCAAAACGAGACTTAGAAGCGGCGAACAGTCGAATTGCTGAGTTTGAGAAGCAGAAGCGGGATGAAATGGCGGCAAAAGTGGGAACTATCCCAGATATGCCAGATGCGTTTGACGATGATTTTGAAGAGAAGGTTAGGTTACGCGATGAAGCTCTAGTAGCTCAAGCAAACTTTAACTATCAAAACAAGAGCTTTTTAGAACAGCAGCAGCTTCAAAAGCAACAAGAAGTGCAAGCAAAAAATGCTCAAGTTCAAGAGTCGATGACTAGGTATAGTCAGAAAGCTACTGAGCTAGGTATCGCACAAGAAGAGTTACAGGCGGCGGGTAATACCGTGGCGCAGTATGGTTTATCAGATGATTTAGTTATGCACATATTAGCTGATTCAGATGGCCCATTGATAACTAAACACCTCGCGGCTAATCCCCAAGAAGGTTTTCAGTTAGCGCAGATGTCACCATTTATGGTTGGTAATTTCTTGGACGGTATCAGACAGAAAGCTAGCACATTAAAACCGAAAACTAGCAACACCCCAAAGCCTAGCGATAATTTGTATGGTCGGGGTCACAAGCCTACTGATGGATATCAAAACATTGGTGGAGCTACATTTGAATAAAGGAGCCACTCATGGCGAATAATTTTGATAGTAACTTTTCACGGAAATTAATGCGTTCATTCTTAGATAAGTTTGAGAACGAACGTGTTATAACTAAAAACGTAGATACTCAGCTATTTGCAGGTAAGTTTAACCCATCAACAGGCGATAGCATTGATGTTAAGCGCCCAACTGATTACGTATCTGTACGTACAGCGACCGGCGATGTATCAGGCGCTACAAAGTCAGACATCACAACTGGTAAAGCAACCGCAACAGTTCAAGATTACTTTACAGCTTTTGTCGATTATGACGAAGCAGACGAAGCAATCAAAATGGATCAGCTTGACGAATTGCTTGCACCAATGGCGACACGTATCGTAACTGACTTTGAAACCGATTACGCTGGTTTTATGATGAAGAATTCAGGTCTTCTAGCTGGTACTGTTGGAACAGGTGTAACAACTTGGGATCACGTAGCAGAAGCCGGTTCGATTATGCAAGCGTCAGGCATTCCAATGGATGGCTCGTGGTGTTATGCTGCTAACCCATTCACACAGCGCAAACTAGCAAGCGATCAGCGTTCTTTAGGTGGTGAAACTGGTGCTATGACAGCAAACCAACGAGCGACTATTACCGATAACTTTGCAGGCATGAAAGTAATGACGGCTACAACTCTAGCCTCATATACGACTGGTGCTGGTGCAGATCGAGCAGGAACAGTTGTTGGAACTCCAGTAGCTACTTATGTAGCAGCTAAAGACACAATGACTCAGGTTATTGGTGTGACAGCTTTCCAAGCTAACTTGGTAGTCGCAGCAGGCGAAACAGTAACAGTAACAGGTCGTAATCGTTTGAATCTTTCAACTCGACTACCTGTAATTGATGAAACTGGCTCACAAGTTGTGTTCACTGGTACGGTAACCGAAAGTGTAACGCTTGATGGTTCTGGTGCTGGTAACTTAACAATTACAGGCCCAGCAATTTTTGAGGCTAATGGTCAATACAACACTGTTGATTCTGCTATCGCAGCATCTGATGTTGTAACTCTTGGTGGTGCAGCTAGCACAATCATTCAGCCAAATATGTTCTGGCATAAACAGGCGTTTACAGTTGCATCAGTTCCAATTAAGAAGCTTCACTCTACTGATACTATCGCAACCACTGAAGATGGCCTTCAGTTGCGAGTTAGTAAAGGTTCTGGCTTTTTAGAGAATACTAATAAGGTGCGGATTGACTTTAGACCTGCCTATGGTGTGATGAATCCATTCTTTGCCGGTCAAGGTTTTGGCCGCGCTTAGTAGTTGTTGATTTATCAAAGCCCTTCAAATGAGGGGCTTTTATTAAGCTAATAACAGGTGTTGATATGAATAAGCTATATAAGCCAGATGGAACAGAAGTAACAGTAAACGATAACTCACTTTCCCACGCTTTGAGCATTGGCTGGACTAAGAATAAGCCGAAGCAAGAAAAGCCACCTAAAAAGGCTAAGTAAATGGAAACCGCCGAAAGTGTTGTAACTGATATTCTTCAAGAAATATTAGTCCAAGCATCAGAACAGCCAGTTGAAGCGGTAGACTTTAAGTTTGTTGTTCGCTATATGAATAGATACATGGCGCAATTAGCCGTGACCATTCCGCTAGGCTATACAGTCGTAACAGACCCAACAGACCTAATCACAATCCCAGATGGAGCGGTAAACGGTTTAATATTCAATGTCGCGCTAAAAGTACTAAATTCATTTGATATTGATGTAGGCCCAACACTAGCGGTAAATGCTAAAGATGGGTTATTTGCAATGCGCAAGCTATC